TCTATCAGACAGGCCCCGCAATACTCATCCGTATCCCGATACTTACTAGCCGCCCCATTCCAGGGTTTATCCGTAAATGGCATCCCATCACCTCACAATTGCCCTGGCGTGAACCTCACGCCGCCGTCACAGTCTATGGGTTCGCTGTGGTCCCATTCGCCGTTCAGTATTTCCGCTGGTATTCCGTTCGGAAATGCAAGGCATTTAGGCGGTTCAGTGCCGATGAACAACCACGCACATGCACCGCACAATGGCATCATTTACTTTGTCTCCTTACAATCTTTTCAATCAGCGGCAAACATTCCTTGCTTACACGGTCCTTCTGTCCAATCATGTAAGCACAGTAATTTTCCGCAAACCATTCTTTATAATTCGTTTTCGCATATGTCGTTGGAGCATTTTCCCGTACTTCTTCAGTGAACAGCTTCTTCAGCTCCCTTTCGACCGGAGGATTTCGGAAATCTTCCTTCGTCACCACATCAAGCATTTCGTGAATGTGATGACCGAACTCATGCTCCAAGTCCGATAGCACCTTGTCCCTTCCGCTCAAAAGCGTGTCGGTGAAATTGAACGGCTTTTCGCCAGGGTGCTGCTCATACCAGCTTTTGATTTTTCCGGACTTCAGCATCTCCAACTTTTCTTTCCGTTTGTTGATGGAATCTTGAATCGATTTTTTGTAGTATTCTGAGCGATAAGCCCCCTGGCCTGTTTCGGCAAGTCTAAGACGCTCATTATAGAACGCTATTTGCTTTTCAAGATCCGCTATTTCCTTTTCTATGGTCCATATTGCCCTGCCTTCTTGAAGCTTTTTGTTTATTCCAAGGATTCCATCGCCCATGCTTGCAGCGGCGTTTGTCTGGGTTGCCAGTCCACGCATCATTGGAATGTCAAGCGCCTTACATCGCTTCTCAAACTGCTCCATTTTCTCAAGGATCGTGTTTGTAAGTTCAAGCGAATAGTCCTTTGACTTTCCAATTACAATGTGCTGCGGCTGTTTGAATCGCGTTCCGAACGATGCAAGCCTGGAAGAATACGATGCCGCTCCATCAGAAAGAATCTTCGTCAGTCTTTCCCTGGCTTCTTTCAGCGATTTTGCCGGAACGAAATCCGGAGACCGCAGTTCAGAAGTTTCGGGCTTTTCTTCGTGCTTGAAAGCCTCCCACGATAGCGAAATCACATGTTTGCAGCCTGGATGAAACAGTCCCGCGCCCCTGGCATCGTTCAGCGACGGGTATTCCTTACTGTTTCCGGACAGGCTTAATGTGCGTCCCTCCCAAGGGATGCATATGGGGCAAGCGCGCGCGTGATGCGAAATGGTGACTAGATCTTCCCCCTTCTCAGCCAGCCGGTTTATGGTGCCCTCCCTGAAGGCCTGTTTTGTCGTTTCCGTGGCCACAAGATTCGCGTATGTGGACAGCTTCCAGTTCGCGCCGTTCTTCGCCACGAACCCAGTGATGCCACGTTCTGCAAGCGAATCACGTAACCGTCTAGCAGCCTGCTGGACGGTTTCATAGCCCACCACCGACCCGCGGATGGATTCAAGGGATAGCGTTCTGAATATGTCATCTACCTGGCGGCCGATAGTTGTATTCACCTCTTCCAGCCGCGCATACGCATTATCCGCCAAGACCTGAGCAGCCTGCTGGTGGATGCTTCCAAACCCGGCAGAAATTTCAGCCGTTATCCCCATTTCGGAATTTGCGTACTTGATGCCTTCCAGGTATGACGCCGGGATAGCTTCTGAGCACCAGGTTCTTGAGCCATCCAGCAATTCGCCGCGGATTTGCTGAACCCGGCCTAAGACTTGCTGCTGATAGGCGGCCGTGCGGCTTTCGGGGTCTTTCAGCAAAAGCTTGTTTACATCTGAAAGTATTTCCCTTTCGGCGTCATCATATAGTTTTATCAGCCGCCGGGCCTGAGCATCCGACAGTTTGAACTCCCCGGCCATGCCCCGCTCACTCCTCCGGGGCGGGCAGGGTTACAACCGGCCCGGTGGTTTTGGCCGCCGCGTTCGCGGTCGGCCCGGATCCCTGGGTAGTTGTACCATGCAATTTATCTAGCGCTTCTTGCAGCGCCGCGCCTTCCAGGTTGAACAGCAACTTAAGGGCCATTTCATCCCAGATAAGCCCCTGGGTCTTCAGAAGGGTAACGTTTTGCACCGTCTCCCTGAAGTCATTAGGAAGCCCATCTTGCCATTGAATAGATACGTCTTCCAGCCTCAGCGCTCCATTCACGCCCTTTGCGTTCTCAAAGTCTGAAAATAACTGCAGCTCAGACCGTATCACTGGGTCGGCGGCCAGCTTTAACCTGTCCACCTTTTTCAAGGGAACAAAAAGCATGAGCCTCAGCGCCGTTCCGCTTACCTGTGCGCCCAGCTTTGCGGGTTCAAAGCATGCTTCGCATGTTTCGGAGACGATATAAAGCTGCCGCATCAGTGCGTCTATCTCACTGAACGCTGCGGCAAGTTGCCCATCCCAGGTAATGTACTGGGGGGGCATCCCATCTTTCGGGAGTTCAAATACCTTAAGCTTGGAATCGTAAACGACCTTTCCGGTTTCATCGCTTCTATGAAAGGCCCCGGAGAACTCCGGCAGCACCAGGAACGGCTCAGCATGCACGTCAAGAATCCGCCCGACCCTGGTAAGCCGGGCCTCAATCCGCTTGATTATCGGGTCAATATCACGGTAGTCATCAGATGGATCCGTGCTGCTGGTGAAGGTGTTGCCTATGACTGAAACTAGGGGCCGGTCCACGCCAGTGGAGACTATGTTTGTTTCCAGGACATCAGATACGATTTTTCCAGCACTTGAAACGTCGTACTGCCGCGTCTCAACCTCACCGGGCCGGTGAATGCGCACATTGAGCTTAGATATTCCCTCTTTCGGAGGATCAAGCCAGGCTATTACATGGGCCGTTATTCCGTCCGCGCCGCCCACCTGAAAGTATTTGGTTGGGTGGATTAGCTGAAGATGGCACGCTTCGCCGTCAAAGTAGGCTTCAAGAATTCCCTGGCCAAACCGGCTCACGTCTATCTGCCTGGCATGCTGAAGAAGCCAATATTGGTTACGGTTTATAAATGCATTAAGATATTTCTGCTCCGGCGCGTCCGGCTGCTCCGACACGCTTGCTTTCGGTGTTTCGCCAAACAGAAAATCGGCCCACAGTGTAGAAAGCCTTTTATGGAAGTTGAATATTGAAATGATTTTATTGTATTCGGCGGTATGGTCGCTGAATAGGTGAAGAAGTGCAAGATATACCTTCTGGTGCTCCCCCATGAAAAGCTGCTCATTTTGGATACACCTGGTAATACGGTCTATCTCCCCGGAAGGCGGCCACGGCTGACCTTTCGTTAATGCCGCTTCTAAATCCGTTATCATCAAATTACCCTCATCTGTCTCAAAACTTTCATAGCTTCCCTGCCGATGTATCTTGAGCAGTCAACCGCGTGATCGGGCGCGCCAGACCCGCCTTTCAGGTACATATCCACCCCGCGGGCCTGGGCCTTGTCATCCCAGACAAGATCACGGAATCCTTTAATCGTGGCTTCGCATGAAGAATGAATCTTCAGCCTCCCGGATGCCAGCATTGAAGTCAAATCTTCAATTCCGGGCAGCACGGCGTTTTCAGCCGAAGCAACCCGGTTCAACTGCGGATACTGGCACCGGCGCAAAACGTTTCTAAACTCAGGCTCTTCTGGCGGCACCAGGACCTTCTCCGGGTATTTGATCGACCCGTTCACGCGGCACAATTCCGCTATGTCCGCGATGTATTCTTGGTTGGTCTTCTGCCGCCCCATCTTCACGCTGTCCCAATTTACCTCACGGATGCAATACCACGCGCCACCGGCCAGGCCCCATAGCTGGGCCACAAAGGGGTTTGTTATGCCGTAATCCAGGCCCAGATAGTAAAGTAGAAAGCTGTCTGGCAGCTTGTCAACCACAAAGCCAAATTCGGGATCATCCTCAAAGAACGGGAAAACCCGGCCTTCAGCCGCCACCCAGTCCCCATCAATGAACCGGCGGTATAGCACCGATCCTTTAGGATATTTCTTTTTCAGCGAAGCAATATAGGACGGGTCCAGGAAGACATTTTCGTCCAGCTTGAACTGCCAGGCCCGCAGTTCCTTTCTGCCGTCCGGGCCTATCCCTAGCTCTTCTTCGCGATCAATCAGCTTTTTTACAAAGTGATTCGGGTTTCCGGGGTTGAACGTGCCGACAAAGACCGCCCCAGCGTCTGACAGCCTGGTATCCAGCATTTCCCAAAATCTTTGAGGCCAAGTTAGAATTTCATCCCCGAATGCCCCAACCAGCGATTGACCTTGAATTCGGTCCACCGCGCCCTCATTCGTTGCGCCTTCCACCCAGCACTGTCTGCCGAATACGGTCAGCGTTTTTGTGCCGCGGTTATAAATTACATGGCCAGGGAATTTATTTTGCAGTGGTGTAATGAAATTCCGTTGAAGCGCTGTTAAGGTCTTCCCTATAATCTGGATGTTTCCCGGAGGCAACTCATGGACGGCCTTTAGGAGACACCACTGTTGCACTTCAGTTTTCCCGCTTCGCACCGACCCAAACATGAATGTCTGGCGCGTATTCAAGAAGCTATTATAAACTTCAGCCTGACGCGGAAGGAACCTCAGATTTTGCACGTTCATCAGCAACCTTAATCAAGCCAGCCAGCAAATCGACTTCCTTCTTGTCCGTAGGCTCTAGTAAATGCCGCTTGTCCTCAATTATGCCATATGCAATAGCCAAATCGCGAATGCCCTTGATATCATGCGCCGCGCGCAAAAGCTCTTCTATCTTTTTGAACCATGCATCGTTTAGGGCAATTCGGCGTTCACGGTTGTATTCAATGGTCGCACCTGCGGCCCTTCGGAGCTTCGGCCTTCCCTTTACCGTACCTGGGAGGCCTAGCTGATTGACTAGAAGGCTGATATACGACTGCGAAACCCCTAATTTTTCTGCTATTTCACGCTGAGGGCGCCCATCTTTATACATCGACGTTACGATTTGTAGATCTTCGTCCGTGAGTATATACTGGGCTTTTGGCATAGGTCATCATTAATTAAAACAAAATTATAATCGCTAAAAAAAGATTTAAGTGGTATCGGGTGACGCGTCGTTCAGCTTATAACCGTCGATCATAAGCTGGTCGCCGTCGACCTGGATACCGCCCGCGTTCTTCGCCACTATCAGCATAGCCTCTGTTGCATCGGCCACCGCATGACAGGCGGCCCGCAGATTCTTCATGACGTGATCGCCGTCTTCCTCCGTCCAGCCTGCGGCCTTCCCGGAGGATTGGGATTCAATCATGTAGGACTGCAGCCTGACCATCATTTCGTTGTACTGTTTGACAGCAGCATCACCCATTTCCTTGAGCACCTTGATAGTGGTGTTTGAAACTTCTGCATACGTCTTCCCCATTTTGTCACCTGTCCTTAGATTTGATATTTTTGTTTAAACGCATTCAAGGCGTCCAAATCTCCGCCAGCTATCCACGTGTTTCCATCATGAATTATGGGAGCCTGTTTAGAAAACACCCCAGCTTCACAACGGAGATACACAATGTTGTCCACGTCTGCCAAATCACGCTCCTCATATGGGATTTGTCGCCTAGTCAGGCCCGCGGTAATTTCATGGCATACGGG